TGTATGGTGCAGGTGGCAGAGTATTGCACGAATGAATTCTCTACATATCAAACGGCATGGGTTATCGCCCACCTTGCGGGATTTTACGGACAAAAAGATAGTCGGGTTATTCTTGAATTGAACGGACCCGGCAAGGCTGTTTTCTCCGAGCTACAGCACGTGCGCGACCGGCTCAACCAAATGTCTCCTTCGAGCGACGAGTTCGGGGTGAGGAATGTACTCAAAAATATGCGTGATTTTTACTACCAGCGCATCGACACCATGAGCGGCGACCTCGCCTATCACATCGTCACGACGGACGACATCAAGCGGATGCTTATGGCCCGCTTCAAGGACGCTGTAGAGCTTGGCAGGATGCACGTTCGATCCCTGCCGCTGATCGAGGAAATGCGCCGGCTTGTGAACAACGAAGGGTCCATTGCGGCTGACGGCGGCGGCAACGACGACCGCGCGGTGACTGCGGCCATGGCGCACGAATGCTGGCGAAAGTGGTTGCAACCGATGCTGACAGGGCTAAGAATGACGCGCGAAAAGGCGATGGAGATAGACGCACGCGGCGGTGATCAGCCGATTGACAGGCTTGTGAGTAATTACCTCAAGCGCAGCAACATCGTGGTTCCAACATGACTCCACAGCAAAAGAAGGCGTTACGAGACCCGTGCTACGAAGCAGAGGAAACCGCCCGCCCCGGCTTTGGTTGGCGCGCTCAAGACCAGTTGGTGACCCTGCTTCTGACAATGAACATTGGCCTCGAATGAGCCGCGTTTTTCGGCGGTGCGCCTCTGTGGCATTGTAGCGTGGCGCTATGGTCACCGTGGACGCAGCGTCCGAAAGCCTTGTCCGTGTGGCAAGAGGCGGATTTTGAGACGGCAATGCGATACGCCGGGCTGACGCTTGACGGCGTTGGTTGCGTCGGTAACGACCATGTTCAGCGTGGCGATTATGCGTTGCATGTGCGCCGACAAACCAACGAGCGAGAGGCGGCAAGCGTAATGAAAACTCCACGGTGGAGGGCCAAGTATGTCTCTCGTAAGTCGTGACTGGCGTTGCCTCAACGGAGCTTGCGGGCACGTGTACCACAGCTTCGAAAAAGCGAATCCGCCTTGCCCGCAATGCGGCTGCGTGCGCGTGGATTGGGTTCCTGGTGGAGGGCATGTCATGGAGATGGCGCCTCGCATGGATGCACGCCTCCGCAGCATCTCCGATCAGCACGGCGGCATGAACCTCAACTCCCCCTCGCCGTCGCGCCTCAACCGAGCGGCGCCGCGCCTGGACGTGCCCGCGCCTTCTCCGGAGCTTGGGACTGTGCACTTCGCCCCTGGTTTCAGCGCGCCAGTTAGCGCACACGGCCCGATTTGCGTCCCCTCCTCCTCCCCTGTGAATCTTCGTGGCAAGGTGGCGATCGGCGTGGCGCGCGATTCTTCGGCCTCGATACCGGGTCCGAGCGCAAACGCCATCGTCGAGGCGCGGCACCGACCGGATAGGCCGATCAAGTGATTTTCCCGACCGACGAGGACGAACTAGCAAAGCGCGTGACGTACCTAGTTGAGCGATGCCTTTCGACGCGCGAAGACCGTGAACAACTCTACAACTGGCGTGAGCAGAACTATCTATTCGGCACAAGCGGAGGCGGGCGGGCTCCAATCAACGAGCTGGAAAGCCATATCGACCTAGTGTCGTCGTTCCTTTACGCTCCTGATCATGCTTTTTTCCATATCACATCCGAGTCGAACGAGGACTTGGAAGTGATGAAATCAATCGCCCTACAGGACGACTTTAACGAAGACTTCCAGTCGTCTGACATGTCGGACACCTTCATGGATGGTGTCCCGTGGTCGATCGTTTACGATACTATAATCCCAAAGGTTGGCTGGAACCGAGACCGTGGGGAGTTGTTTTTAGACTTGGTTCCCCCGCACAATTTCGGAGTTTACAACGAGAGAATAACCGACCTCGACTCGCAAGAGTGCTTTGTTCACACGTATTTCCTCGACTACCAAAAGGCGGCAGGCAAGTTGATGTTGGCCGGTCACACCGACAAGATTGCTCAAATAAAAGTGACTCACTCCGGTTCTGTGTCTCCGTTCCCGGAGATGCTGCAGCGAATGATAATCTCTGGAATGACTGGTTCCAGCCTGTCAGGGACGCTGTTCGGTCAGGTTAATCCAGACTACACGCCGGAAACGACGTACCAGCCAAAGACTTCGGTACCGCTTGTGAGGTTCAACGAGCTTTGGGCATGGGATGATACTTATTTGGATTACCGGGTGTTTCATCTGATTGAACCAAACATTCTTGTTGGCGACAGCGTGCGCACGATCGCAGCATACAAAAAGGCCACAAAAAACGTCGTTGACTTGTTCGGTCGCTTGGAAAAGGTGGCCAATAAAACGTCTGACAGTAACCCATTCTTTCCCGGCGAACATGCGTTCTCTAAGATTCAACCATACAGCAAGTATAACTACTTTTGGGGCAAGGCGCACATAGATACGCTCATACCATTACAGGAAAAGCTACTAACTCGGCTCGACCAGATAGAGGATATCCTTGACCGGCAGGCCGACCCGGCGAAGGTTCTGTCGGGTTTTATGGGATTGACGGAGGAAAAGGCGGCTGCATTTGGTGGAGCCGGAACGTGGGTCCAGGATCAATTGCCGCAGGCTCAGGTCAAGGAAATGCAGCCCGAAATGCCGGCGGACGTATTCCACGAATACGATAAGTTCAAGGCGATGTTTTTGGAGGCGTCAGGACTCACCGACGTGACCTCTGGCAAGAGCGAGAAGGGCGTTCGATCGCATCAACACGCGGCGGACCTCAAGAAAAGCGGTTCCGGTCGCATTAAAAAGGCGGCATTGAAGATCGAAAAGCCGTTGAATAAAATCGGCGACGTGGCCCTAAAGCTCAAGATGGTTCACGACGATGACACGTTGCGCACGGCGCCGGATGATAACGACAAGAGCACCGCTTTTCTGCCGTGCGAAGTAGGCAGCGTGAAAATGCGGGTCGACGGCCACTCCCACAGTCCGCTGTTCGGTGACGAAGCGCGCGAATTGGCGATGGTGTTCCGCAAGTTCGGGACGATCGACGACGCCGACTTCATCAGGATGACCAACCCGCCGTCTCGGGATACGCTGTTGCACTCGCTACGCCAGCGCAAGCGGCAGCAAAAGAAGATGTTAGCTCAACATCCGGAAGCTGCGGCGAAGATGCTTGCCGGCGGGCAGCATGGAGGGAAGAAGAAATGACACAGGCGGTCTATGTGGACCCTCGTAAATTCATCATTTACCGCAACAAACGAGGTTGGCCTAGATGGTACCAGAGGTGGATTGAGGCTTGTTGGATCATCACGGGTGAATGGTCACTACATCGCGCTTGGCAAGATGGCGTCAACCACGGCACCTCTATGGAGTACCACCGCACTGTTGTCATGGGCTGGCGTTGAGACTACAATCCGAACCGCTCAACCCCCGCCCTGGAGCAGGGCAGCAAGAGAAGTAGATGTCGCTAGATCACGATCTCTGAAGCGGCTCTACAAAAGTAAGGAGCAACGAGATGTATCAGGATTCGAACGTCCACAACCGGCGCGGCCGGCGGCACAAACGGCGCGGCCGGCGGTAATTCCAAGCGCAAGGCGCAACGGAGAGCCGGGGCGCGAAAGCAGAACCGGCGGGAGCGGCGTCCAAGTGGCGCCGCTCTTTTTTTGTGCTAGAACGAAAAAGGCACCGGGGATGAGCCCGGCGCCTAGTACGACACCCGATCTGTGGTCGGGCATGTATTTGCGTAGAGGCCCGCGAGAGGGCCGCGCTCAGACAAAGTATCGAGGCTGGAAACGATTTGCAACTTTTAGAACAAATTAAAACTTTCCCCATAGGTAGAATTAGCCGACTTGACCTAACCCCAACTAAGGCATACGAATTTGCATGTCTGTGTTGCTGAAACGGTGATCCATGGCGCTAATGCCCGGCGCGGCCCCTCCCGGAATGATGAAATCCCCGATCGGCGGCCCTTCCGGCCCCGGCGCCTCGCCTATGGTCTCCCCTGGCACGGGCGCGGGGATGCAGGCGCAGGGCAAACAGCGCGTGTCCAAGGTGATCGATCAGCTGCTCGAAATCGGCGCCGGCTTCCCCAAGGACGGCGGGGAGTGGAACGCCATTTCTAGGGCCATCAGCGCGCTCAACGGCGTGTTCACGGCGGCCAAGAAGGAACCGGAGCCTAAACCACTGCCCGTGCCCCCGACGACGCCTGGAGCGGGCCTAGGCGGGCTTGGCGGGCCACCGTCAGGGATCCCTCCACCCGGAGGCGGAATGCCTCCACTTGGGGGGATGCCGCCCGGCGGGCCTCCCCCGATCGCGCCGGAAATGTAGGAGTCGATTGTGACCGACGTGCACGCTGATTTGACGGCGCGAAATACGGAACCGCTGATTCAGTTCTTTGCTTACGCTCACCTGCTTGACCACTTGCAGACAATCAGCAAGCCGTTCGGCGATATGGCGACTTGGATCGTGGAAACGTTGCCGCGCAATCCAGAGCGAACCACGGCGCTTCGAAAGTTGCTCGAAGCCAAAGACTGCGCCGTGCGCGCGCAATTGTTCAAGTAGGAGTCGACAATGGCAGGTGATTATCTCAAGCCTAAGGGCGTTGACACAACCGACCTTGACCGCCGCAAGATGGAAGACGGTCAATTCCGCAACCCGCCGATGTACATGCAATACGGCGGGTTTTCGTCGGCGTCTAAATCTCAGTTCGACAAGAACAAGATGACGCTTCCGAAGCATCCGGAAGTTGGGCGGAATCCGATCTGATGGAACCGGCAAACGAAATCGGTTGGGCCGTTCACGCGATGCGCAGCGGTCATCATGTCCGCCGCGCTGGCTGGAACGGCAAGAATATGTATCTGGAACTACAGGTTCCGGACGCGTACTCCAAGATGACGCTGCCCTACGTGTATATGTTCACGGCGCAGGGCGATCTTGTTCCGTGGCTATGCTCACAAACCGATCTTCTCGCGACAGATTGGGAGCTTGTGGAATGAACCGCCCGTTTGCCGAGCCATCGCCGCAGAGCTAGGTTGGAAGGAATCCAATCTGATGCATCAAATATTCAAATTTATCGAAAATTACCGACTCTACAGGAAGTACGGCATTTACCGCCTTCGTGCGATGAAGGGGGCTTGGCTTTTCGTCAAAACTTATCACTGGGGAAGCCAATGACCGACCGACCAATCGCAGAGCCGTCGCCCCAGAGTGACGAGCGAATCTACCGCAACCACGCGGAGAAGATTCATTTCGTCAACCCGAAGGGTGCCGAGCACTACGCTTCTGTGCATTCTCACGGCAAAGAGCACCGTCACAAGGATTACGAGGAAATCGGCAAGCGGTTTGACTTCGGCAAGGGGCTTGCCGTTTCGGGGAGGCCGGTGAAATGACAACGCCGCTGGTACAGCTTTCCCCCGTGGACATGGACAGATTGTCGAAACTAGCCCTCAACCTGTCGCACAACGAGAAGACGCGGGCACAGTTTGCCGACTTGGTGAAGGAGGTTGACCCGAGCGCTGCCAAGGCGTTCGCGGATGTTAATTTGGAGAAAAAGTTCAACGCTTGGACGCAGAAATTCGAGAACGACCGCCTTGCCGAGAAAATGCAGTACCGGCAACAGGCGAGAGAGCATCAGAAAAACGAAGTCATCAAGAAGCGCGGTTTCAGCGAAACTCAGGTCGGCGAAGTTCAAAAACTGATGACGCATTACGGCGTCAGCGATTGGGAAGCGGCGGCCGACATTTACGCTCAGCGCAATCCGCAAGACGATCCGACGTTGAAGCCGCCTCCGGAAGTCGAGCACGGCGGGGCGACGTGGGAATTTCCGACCGTTCCAGGCAAGGACGGCAAGATGCTGTCGTTTGACGACTTCCGCAAAAACCCGGCCGGCGCATCACGCAACGCGGCAATCCAGGTCATCACAGAGTTCAAGCAAAAGCGCCTTCCTGGCGCGTTTCACGCACGATAGGAGGCTACCATCCCAGTCTTCGGAACCGGCATCGTTCCCGCCCAAGGCCCCATCGCCGCAGAGCTTGGCGCAGTCGTGCGTCGCGCCATCATGCCCCGCGTGTACGTGCAAATCTGGAAGGCCGCGCCGCTGATCTGCGCGCTGCTGTCCGCCGCACAGGTTGCGAGCGGTGGCCTCTCTGCGATCACCGCTCCGGTGCAGGGCGCGCCGATGGTGTCTGGGCAGTGGACGGACTACAGCGGAACTTTCCAGCAGCCCGGCGCTACGCCTGGAATTCAGAGTTCAATCTAAAAGCGTTCGTCACTCCGATCCCGTTTCTTGGATTCGAGGGGTTGGTACAGGTCGATTACAGCGTCGTGCCGCTCATCGACGCGAGGTTTAACGACGCCACAAACGTCAGTATCGACGCTTTTGCAACCGCCCTGTTCAACAACATCGCCAACACGCAACAGCTTGTCGGCCTGCCTGGCGCGGTTGATGACGGAACCTTTCTAAACTCCTACGGCGGCATTCCTCGCCTCACGAACACGTTTTGGAAATCAACGTTCGTCAACAACATCGGCAACGTTATTCCAACTCGTAACTTGATGATTCAGTATATCACACAGGTCACTAAAACGACCGGCGAAATGCCGACGATCGGCATTATGGGGGCTGGTACCTGGGCGCTTCTTTCGCAGGATTTCACGCCGCAGGAACGATACACGATCAATCCGAGCGACAAGCTCGACAGTGGAAACTTCGTCGGTCACTCGTCTTTCCAATCCCTCGACATTGCGGGCATTCCGTTTTATGCCGATGTGTACTGCCCAGAGGGGACGATTTATCTGCTCAATACGAGCTACTTGAATCTTTTCCTTCACGAGAGGGCGGCGTTCTCGTTCTCCGGATTTGAATCAACCCTTCCGAACAATCAATTCGGATGGATCAGTGCCATTCTATCGTTGATGGAACTCGTCAACGTGAAGCCAAAGACGCACGGCAAGTTCGCCGGTCTCCAGTTCTTGCCGATTTGAGGTGCAACGATGGCACAGATGAGGGGTTTTTTCCCGCTTCCTTCGGCGTCTCCGCAAAACACTGGAGTGCCGCAAGTTCTGACGTTGGCCTCGGGGGGTATATGGTTTCCCCCGCCCGGCGAGTACATGGTTACGACCGGCTCTCAGACCGTTCTTGAATGGTGGGACCCAACCAACGCGCTTTGGAGGAACTACGCCGGCCCTAATACTTGGGAGCAGATATCCTCTGACGGTGCCAATTATCGTCTCGTGAACCTTTCCGGCGTCGTGGTCGGCGGCAACATCACCAACGCAGGTTCCGGCGGCGTCAACGGAATCGGGCCGAATCAGACCGGCTCGACGGTGAGCTTTGCCGCGCCAGCGGCTGGCGGTGTGACTGCCACGGCGCAAGGGTACGTCGTGGTC